GATGGATAAATAAATGATATAACGGTATTTATATAACGGTATTTATATAACGGAAGTTATATAACAGGAGTTATATAAATACAATTATGCAAAAAACGTAAAACTACTGTAAAATCAAGGCTTTTCATACAATCATATTATAACGGAAGTTATACTTGTAATATTCTAACTTCCGTTATATAATGGTAGTTATATAACATGAGTTATATTCAGAAAGGAAATGATGCTATGAAAAAGACATTGGATTCTCAAATTAAAGCTGTGCGTAATTATGAAAAGGAGCGAGAGGTATTCCGCATTGTTTTGCCAAAGGGAACAAAGGAAAAAATAACATCATACGGCTATACATATAACGCTTTTGTTAACGAAGCTGTAGCAAGGATGCTCAAATCTCTGGAAAATAGCACCGAAACACCTGAAAAAAAGGAAATTATTTCCGCTGAATCAGTGCCGGAAACCAATGTGAAAGGATGGATAAATAAATGATATAACGGTATTTATATAACGGTATTTATATAACGGAAGTTATATAACAGGAGTTATATAAATACAATTATGCAAAAAACGTAAAACTACTGTAAAATCAAGGCTTTTCATACAATCATATTATAACGGAAGTTATACTTGTAATATTCTAACTTCCGTTATATAATGGTAGTTATATAACATGAGTTATATTCAGAAAGGAAATGATGCTATGAAAAAGACATTGGATTCTCAAATTAAAGCTGTGCGTAATTATGAAAAGGAGCGAGAGGTATTCCGCATTGTTTTGCCAAAGGGAACAAAGGAAAAAATAACATCATACGGCTATACATATAACGCTTTTGTTAACGAAGCTGTAGCAAGGATGCTCAAATCTCTGGAAAATAGCACCGAAACACCTGAAAAAAAGGAAATTATTTCCGCTGAATCAGTGCCGGAAACCAATGTGAAAGAAAAGAAAATAACCATTCAACAGCTTCAGGAAATGCTTAACGAGAAATCGGAAAATAACAGGATCATGAAAGAAGAAACTGCCAGAAAGAAGAAAGAGAAAGAAGAAGCAAGCAAGAAAGAAGAGGAAGAATGGTACAAAAAATACGTGGAAAAAATCAGGAAAAAAGCGAATGGCGAAGATGTTCCAATTGACGAAGAAAAAGAATCTGCCAGACGTGCCACGATTGCCAAGGCAAACTTTGAAGACAAGGTGTAAAAGGGAAGAAAAATAAATAAATTTTTTTCAAAAATCCGAAAAAGTCGCGCGTTTTAAGGGGGTTTTTCTAGCCACTACTGCTCTTCCGAAAAAATTTCACACCCCAAAACAAAATATGCAATTTTTTTGCAAACAAAAAATATGTCCGGGAAGACGTTCAGTTAGACGACTCCTTGAACATATTTTTTATGTCTCTGTATGTGGTTGTTATATACCTGTGGCGCGTGTATTTGACCGTATAACGGCTTTCAATCTATTAAGGCACAAGTTATCGAATAATATGTCTGGAAGCCTAAAAACGTCAAATACACGTTTGCACAGGTGGCGCGATTTTCTACAAAATGTTTGTAGTTATTAACAGAATAACACAGCTTTTTTATTTTGACAATAATTTACATAAAAAATACAGCCCGGATTTCTCCAAGCTGTAAAATTTATAATTGGTATGCTACCGCATAGCATAAAGCATATATCAAGTAAATTGTCAGCAACCGGACAGAAAACCGGATCAGCTTCTTTACTTTTCTTTTCAAATATCTCTTAGCCATTTCTTTTCCGTGCGTGATCTGCGTTACACCTAAATATGCGTCAATAGCTGCATCGTTTGCGCGTGCTTCTTTTTGGTTCTCTGCTTCCGGAAGAGAACACAAAAATTTGTGGTATTCTTTTAAATCTTCCGGCGTGAGTTGTTCGATTTTTTCTATTCTTGCGGATTCCTCCGGGTCTAATGTATATTCTTTTATCATTGTTGTAACCTCCTAGAAATAAGTGTAAAATGTTTCGCCAGTGCGCTCCCAATCACTATTAAGGATCTCGAATTGATAAAGCTGTCCGATGTTTCCATATGTTCCCGCTGCATAATATAATTGAGTTGCTGCGCATCCTTTTGCGCCTGGGAAATCTGCTTTTAAGTTTCTAATAATGCGGTTTACTTCCTTGTCATTATCTCCGCATAAGTAACGACCTTCTTCAAAATTTTCCAGTCTAGTCATATAGTGAACGATATTGTCAAATGTGTAGCAGTTGCAGCTGAAATAAATACCGTGTAATCTCTGTCCCTCTGCTAATAAATTTTTGTGACTCATTCTTTTACTCATAACTTTCACCTTTTCCAGATCTGTGCTATAATTGATCTGCCTTTCTTATTTTTGATTGGTGCCGATCGGGTTTAGTTGTCAGCTGTTCCGATCGGCTTTTTGTTTGTTTTCTATGGTTATATAATACATTAAAAATAATGTTTATGCAATTGACAAAAACACCAAAAATAATGCGCTTTGTAGCTGGTATTATTGTGCATTATTTATAATGTAAATCACTTGAAATAGATTTATAAATAATGTATAATGACATATAACAAAACATGGAGGTGATACAGATGTTTGCGTACAAATTTGACGTATTAGAAAGCCTTAAAGAAGCCGGATACACTCCCGGAAGACTAAGAAAAGAAAAGCTTCTAGGCGAGAACGCTATACAGTCGTTGAGAAAAAACGAAATGATAGGCATTATAGCATTAGAAAAGATATGTAAGTTGCTAGATATGCAACCCGGAAACATTATAAAATACGTAGAAGATACGGAAAAATAAAACTTTAAAAATAATGCAAAACATATTGACAACACTTTAAAAATAATGTAATATAATACTTGTAAGGAACACAGCTTACAAGTCACCAGTGGCAAGCTGGAGAAAGGAGAAAAAATGGTAGACATGAACGAGAAAGAAAGAAAAGACGCAAGAGCTGCTATGATTTACGAAATTAGATTATTGATCGATGCAGACGAGAAAGAGACCTACACAAAAGCGGAAATATTAAAGCTACTTGACACGGTCGCAAGAGCGAAAGAAAATGATTAAAAACGCAAGCAGCAAAGGGCAGTCCTTCGTGGCTGTCTTTTTTGTGCTTGTGGGTACAATGTTTCCAAAATGTATACAAATTGTTTCCGAAATGTTTCCACAGATATAGATTTAGGTTTAGATATAGATTTAGATTAAGATTTAGAATTAAAAAGAGATATATTCTTCAAACCTCTTCGAGGTTCTCAGAATATACCCAGAAAAAGTCGCAAAATTAAAGTGCAAATTGCCACGCATCGCCACGAATTACAATTTCTCAAAAACTTTAGGCATTGCACTTGTATTTTTCTCTTTTGTTGTGTATGATATATATATCAACAACAGAACCGAATCCCGCCGATGTGATTATTGGCAAGTTGTCCCAGATGCCGTGTGAGGGAATAAACAGCTGCAAAGGATAGGAGAAGAGAGCAAGGACGGCAAGAAAGAAGTGTAACACGCTCACAGATGGATCAGTACCAAGATCTATTTGTGGGCGTTATTTTTTTAGGTGTGGAGGTGTAGAACATGGCAAGGAGAAAGAAAGAACAAGAATTACAATCTGACGATGATTTGTGCATGGCTATAACTCCGGATAATCTCAAGACTGTGGTTAAAGACCTGATCACAAATTATTGCATTGATGCAGGTATTGACGAGAGTAATATTCCGCCGGTAGTGTGGCTGGATATTATAAACACGATACATGATACTGTCATAAAGCCAAATGTTAAGTGCTTATTATATGACGATAACTACAGGGAATACTGTGATACCAAGGTTATAAACGCATATAGTATATATAAACATATATGTCTTAGCCATAACCAGATATTAAATATTAAGGGGTTCTTAGATTTTACTGGAATAACTAAACAGACGTTGTATAACTGGAATAATGGGAGCAAGTATTTTGATGGTAAAGGAAGTAGCAATATATTAAATAGTCAGAAAATAGACTTCGCTAAACAAATTATGTCTGACAATGAACAGAGTTTAGAAGCTATGTTACAAGATCACAAGACTAACCCGATGAAAGTACTCCCATCACTGAATCACTGGCACAGCTGGAATCTACCAGGAGTCAGCAGAGAGAAAGAACGTGAGCCAATGCTCACAGCGCAACAGCTTCCAAGGCTCGGACCGGCAGAACCGGAAGGAATCGAGGAAAAAGATTGATATATTTTAATATTTCAATGCGCAGAAAACAAAATGATAAAATAAATCATTGAACACATTACGAAATTAAGCAAACCCGTAGAGAAATGATGCTAATGTATGTGACAAATAAGTGTTTGTCGTATAGATAGAAAAATACAGATCAAACGGGGGAGGGGGTTAAATGAGAACTTGAAAAAGCCACTACTAAGTCCTCCGAATTCCCAAAAAAACAAAAAGACCCCACTAAAGGAGAATCAATATGCTAATCAAAATCACCTTAATACTATTAGTTATCGACATAGCTCTTTATATCATTGCAAGAGTGTATTTCAATACTTTAAGTTACGGTAATAAATTCAGGCTTACTCGCACAACCAATTACAAAACAGGTGAGAAGATATTGTTTATGATTATTGAATTCACTTACATGATAACATTTGTGCTTGTAATTATCGCAGTTATCAGTTTGATTTTTAGATATTTGTAGGAGATTGATACATGATTTACGTAGATGCAAAACCAATTGAACCGACTTACGTAGTTGAAACAGATAATAGCATTTGCCACATTCCAGCTACCAGATGTTCGATAGATACGGAATTGAAAATCATTTGCTTTTATGCCAAAGAATCTGTGCAGGCTATGTTTCGGATTGATGATGTGAAAGCATTTTGGAGGATTTTATAATGACAACAGTAAATATCCTAGGAACTGAATATAAAGTGATTAGGGAACCATTCAAAGATAAAGATATTGATGGTTATTGCGATTACACATCGAGAGAAATTAGAATCAGGGATGACAATGTAAATGAAGTTGGTGATTTTGATGAACTGATGCGAAAACAGTTAAGACATGAAATTATACATGCTTTCCTTGCTGAAAGCGGACTTCAATCAAATTACGAACATTACAAACAGTTCGGGCATGAAGAAACGATTGTTGACTGGTTCGCAATCCAGTTTCCGAAGATGATAAAAGCTTTTGAGAGTGTGAATGCACTTTAGGAGAACGTGCGATGGGTGGTGCGAAAGTGCCTGAATCACAAACGTTTTTGTTTTTTGTTTAATGATAATCGGGTGTAAGAGGAGAACAACATGACTGAAGATAGAATCATAAAAGAAAAAGCGCACGGAGTCGTACTTGAAACATCTTGCCAGATTTTGACGGATGAGATACAGAAACATGATGTATTTTACAATGCGCTGCTTGATGGAATCAGGTCGACAATTTGCGAATACGGACGCGGATGTGAAAAGGAAGCGTATGCATTGGCTGAAAAAATCACATTATTTCTTGCAGGAGAATAGAGATGCGGATATTTGGTAAAGAAATTACGGATGAATGCTCCAAATGTGGAAACGTACTTGAATGTGAGTTATTTCGTCAGGGACACGGAATAAAGCAAGAGAGAATAAATATCCGAGAAATGGTTGAATGCCAGATGGAACACAAAGATAAATGGCAGAAAACAAATCAATGAGATTCCATCCAGTAAATGCTCAACTGGTGTGAATAATAATATATCACGGAGACTAAAATGAGAAGAGGACGACCACCGCCTAATAAGTGCAGAATCTATATCTTGATCGCTTTTAAAACTAAAACCTATAGTAATTAAACAAAAAACCATGCCGGAAACAATCAAACCGGCATGGATCATGAGAGAAAATGAGAATAATAAATCAAGACAAAACAAATTCAATTGAATTTGAAAATTACGACATATCTGTCGATGGAAAATATATAATTTCTGTTGGTGTCTCAAAGATGATACTCGGACAATACAAAACAGAAAATAGAGCACGTGGAGTATTTGATGAAATCCACGAAGCGTATACGGCGATGACGCCAATTTACATTATGCCGATTAGTTAAAATTTTGATAGATTTTTTTCATGCGTGCGCTGGCATGAGCGCACTATCCATTCATTACCCACTAGCGGAAAGCTGAATAAAAGACCGTCACAAGGTCTGGCGGGTTTCGTGGAAATCAACCCAGTATTTTTGCGAAGATATTGACAGTTATAGGCTATAACTTCTTTTTTGATTTTATATTTATGGCGGTTTGGCAGACCGCCAAATAAGCCGTATTACCATAATGGTATTGGAGATGTTTGCTAGGCATTAGGTCGGAAACGACTTGGAGGTTCGACTCCTTCATACGGCGTTTTTCAAGTTTTTGCGGTTCTTGAAAACGAGGAACTATTAAAAGCCATCGCATTCTCTGGTAGTAAATTACATAAAAACCGCATTTACTATCTGCTATCATAGCTCAATTGGATAGAGCAGTTGATTACGAATCAACAGGTTTTCGGTTCGAGTCCGAACGGTAGCTTTCCGTGGTTGGTAACACGGAGTTGCACATTTTTAGTCCCTCGACTGGTTTTATTGCGGAGCGATATGTAATAGACGGCGGTCTTCCAGTCAAACAATTAAAGCAGGATAGTGAAACGGATAATCACACAAGGTTCATACCCTTGGAATAATGGGTTCGACTCCCGTGTCTGCTATTTCAAGTTAAGCGGTTCTTGAAAAAACACTTATTAACATTATCCAATCAACTATAGTAAATCAAATAAGCGTTATCATACACTAAAAACCGTATTGCAAATTCAAAATATGATTACCTCGGTGCAGACGGATTTTTCAGTCCTGCCGAGATGCAAAGGTAACGAGATAGGTTTGTTCGAGATATTGGATAAGCTGATTCTTTCCGCTGGAAGTGATTCCATTGGTGGAGATGGGAACCATCAACAATGCCTTGCAGTGTATCATCATAGAGAAGTCAATAGCAGAATCCTTGTGGTCAGCGTAAAATAGACGTCTGCGGTGCAGAAATAATCCAGTGATGTGAGTGGTGTGAGAGACTACGGACTAACTGGAAATTCTCAATAAGCTGATTTGCCTTGAATCCGAGAAATCGGAGTATAACACAAGAAATTCGTTAAAGTAGCGGTATGGCATGATAAAAATAAAGCGAATAGGTGTAAGACATAAGATACAACTATGATATTCTGAAAGAACCGTGAAATTTATGAGCATCAATCCCATGTGTGCTTAGAAAGTGGTAGGAAGCCAAGAGTCGCTCTCGGAAGCTCAGACCTATCATCACAGTGGCAGAACATGACTTTTACCATGATTGAATAAGGGGAAGCCCTAATCATATTCTGAAAATGCAATTTTTGTTTTTTGGCATGTAGCTCAGTGGTAGAGCATTCGGCTGTTAACCGAAGGGTCGTAGGTTCGATACCTATCATGCCAGTTTTGAGAAAAAGGAGCGTGATGAAATGAAAGTGTATGTAATTACATCTGGTGAGTATTCTGATTATAGCATTCTAGCAGTCTCGTTAAGTCGAGAGAAAGCTGAATTGATATGTGCAATGCTGAACAGTACAAAAAGATATTATAGCGACGTAGCTACAATTGAGGAATACGACACAGACGAACTTCAATGTGACGCCAATGAGGATGTTGGTTTATGTTATGAGGCGGCGTTTAATTACAAAACATTGAAAAACATCTATTTTGACGAGCCGTTTTATTCATTCGCTAGAAATGAAATTAAAAGAAAAATTTCGGGTCATGGGTACGAAATTATAATAGCTGCCACATTTCCAAAAGATATGCCTCAAGAAAAAGCAAGAAAAATCATGAAAGATAGAGTAGCGAAATGGAAAGCGGAACAAGAGGGATTGTAGAAAGGAGAATGAACGATGAAGAAAGCAATGTTAAGTCAGCCAATGGGCGGAAAGACAGATAAAGAAATCGTAGAAACAAGAGAAAGAGCGATCAAGGTGCTTGAGGCAAAAGGGTATGAAGTCGTGAATACTCTTTTCACAGATGAATGGTACAGTCATGAGAATATGGAAAAGCGCGGTGTAGTACAGATTCCATTGTGTTTCCTTGCGAAGTCTCTTGAAAGCATGTCTCTGTGCCACACAGTATACTTCTGCAAAGGCTGGGAGAATGCAAGAGGATGCAAGATTGAGCATGACGCTGCGGCTGCTTATGGTTTGGATATTATTTATGAGGAGTAGAAAATTATGATACAACGGTGACAAACAGGAGCTGTATGAAGATGTGTACGGAAAGATTGCAAACACTTGTCATACAGAGGAGTAAACAGGTGAAAAGTAATTGGAAAGTAAGTTTGATTCACGTCTTGCCGATTTTGGAGGTATTTTCAAATGATTTACCATGATAGAAACACGAAGAAAAGAATTGATGCTATTCAGTGGAATGGCATGAATATTTACGAAGTATCCTCTTTCGTTGGAACCAATGTAACTTGTCTTGAAAGATTTAATGATACTTGGTTGAAAGTTAGCACAAGCTTCGGAAGTTTAATTATCCCGGAAGGTGGCTATGTTATCAAGCATATGGAAAGTGGGAAGTGCAAAATTGATGTAGCCGGGAAGAAATATTTTGAAACCACTTATGAAAAAGATTGAGATTTGAATAAAATGCATTTTTTTACTTTTGGCCAATAGCTTAAAGGTAGAGTAATGGACTTTGACTCCATTTGTGGCGGTTCGATTCCGCCTTGGCTAGTTGTAAACGTGAATGTGAGGAGTGCAATATGGGTAAGAAAAAACAGTTTGATTCTCAAAAATTTTGTGATGCATACAACGCTTTTGCCAGTAGAAAAGTTACAATGGCGGAAGCAGCTAAAATGGCGGAAATGTGTGAGCCTACATTTAGAAAATATCTCAGAAAACTTTTGATGGGAGAACCGTTTCCTAAAGGATTGTTTGAAGCAGAATACATATGGACGTTAAATGGAGATGCATACAAAGATGAGCAATAAGAAAAACGAAAAGGAAATAATATCTCGCTATGCTAGTATGCAACGGAGGACTTCGGAAACTATGATCCAGAATGAATGCGATAAAAAAGAAAAAATTGTCAAACAATTGTATATGCAACAAGGAAAAGTAACTGAATTGGTAGAGGCTGGATACACTGTTACAATCAGACCTGTTAAAGAGGGATTGAAAGTTACTTACCACAAGGAAAAAGTTGTGAAATAGGATGAACTATATTCTCACAGAAAAATAATAAAGATCGCTATTGTCCGGATGCGGATGTGGAACAGAGAAGTGTCTCTTGACTTTTTTAGTTAGGAGGCACTTTTTTTGTTATGGCAAGTGAATACTTGGTAAAAACTGTAAATGGGTATGAAGATTATATAAAAAATCATGAAATTGACGGACAGGTGCTAAATGCTTATGTAATGGCCACTCAAACAGCTATTTGCACGGAACATGACATTAAATACGGCGTAAAAGTCTCAAATCGAGCAAAAGAAATTATCAATTATTTGATAAAAAAGCAATCAGGTGGCACATTTGCACAGCTTGAGGACTTTGCACAAGAAAATAAGACGGAATTTGAATTGATAAATATTTACTACAAGCTGCTAAAGATGGAAGCACCGGATGTATTAGACAGCTACATGCTGTATGTTGAAAAAAACAGAAAAAGAAGAGATAGGTTCTATGAACCGAGAAGAAAAACACTAAAGCTTGTAACAGACAAACTCCAACTGCTTGAAGATGATGAATTAGACGAATTGTTTGTTCACATGCCGGCAAGAACTGGTAAAAGTCAGGAGTTGACTTTGGCTACTTCTTGGAAGTGCGCACGCAATACAGAAGCAAGTAACCTGTATGTGACATACAAGGAAGGACTTGGAGGAGCGTTTCTTGATGGTGTTATAGAAATCTGGACGGATCCAATCTATTGCTTTTCTGATATTTTCCCAAAAGCAATTATTGTAGATACGGATGCAAAAAATAATAAGGTGGACTTGCAACGCAAGAAAAAGTACAAGTCTTTATCTGGAAAAGGTCTCACATCTGGTCTGAATGGTGAATACGATGCCTACGGATGGCTTATTATAGACGATATTCTGGAAGGTATTCAGGATGTATTAAACCCTGACATCTTGCGTAGAAAGCAGATTATCTTTGATAACAACGTAATGAAGCGTAAAAAAGAAAAATGCAAAGTTGTATATAACGGTACAATTTGGAGTTTGAAAGATATTTACATGAATCGGCGTGATTTCTTGGAAAACAATCCAGAAGCACAAGACATTCGATTTGATGTACTTAAAATACCGGCTCTTGACCCGGAAACGGATGAGAGTAACTTTGATTATGATTATGGAGTAGGTTTTTCGACAAAATATTACCGTATTGAGCGTGCAAAATTCGAGGAAAATGATGATATGGCTGGATGGTATGCACAATGTCAACAGGAACCGATTGAACGTGACGGAGCGGTATTTAGTCAGGAACACATGAAATTTTACAATGGAGTACTTCCGGCAGAAGAACCATACCGCATCTGCGCAGCGTGTGACGTTGCGCTTGGTGGAGAAGACTATTTGGCTTTTGCTGTAGCATATATGTATGAAGATGGATCGATTTATATTGATGATGCCATATTTGATAATTCTGAAAAGAAGATAACTAAACCGAAAGTTGTTGATATGATAATTGATCACAATATCGGAAGTGCGTATTTCGAAGCTAACCAAGGTGGAGAGGGATACAAAGATGAAGTAGATACGATGCTTAGAGAAAGAGGACACAAAATAAACCTTGTTTCCCAGTATGCACCTACTTCAATGAGGAAAACTCAAAGGATTTGGGATAAAGCCGGTTCTATTCGTGAATGGTATTTCAGAGATACCGGGTGCAGAAGTCAGGAATACAGGGCATTTATGAGAAACTTATTTTCTTTCACGATAAAAGGGAAAAACAAACATGAAGATGCACCTGACTGTCTGGCGTCTTTGGCATATTTTATCGAAGGAACGTGGGAACCGTCAAAAGTTGAAGCTGTACATAATCCGTTTAGAGGGGGGTACCGGTAATGAATGCAAATTTTCCGACAAAAGAGAACTTGTCCGAGTACAAGGCAATGCAATTGGAAATTGAGATGATAAAAAAAGAAATAAAAAAAACAGAAGACTCCATATCAGATCTTATTGCAGAAGGTACCGTGTGTGATAAAGTAACCGGAGGTCTCGGAGGAATACAGGGATTTAAAATTGAAGGATTTCCAATATCACTTTACGAAAAAAGAAAAAAACTTCTCAGAAAAAAGGTCAACCGTTTGAGAGCAAAAGAAAATGACTTAATTGAATATACAGAAGAAATTGAATCATTTATAGACACGATTCCGATGAGCAGAGATAGGCAGATTTTCAAGTGCGTTTTTATCGAAGGAATGACCCAGCAACAGATAGCTGATAATTTGTCAATAGATAGAAGTTTAGTAAGTAAAATTATAAGCAAATATTTATAAGTTTCACACAATTCACTAAAAAAAGGGTGTATTATTATAATCAGAGAAAAAGAACAAAAATTCTTTAACCGGAAATGTCCTTCTGAAAGATAAGAAAATACGTCTTGCCAAACAGGCAGGGCGTATTTTTTATGGAGAAAAAAATGAACGAGTATATTCAAGAAACAATTTATTGTCCGAAATGCCACAGAAAAGTAGGCACATATGATGGACGATCTACAATGAACAAAATATGCAAATGTAAAAAGTGTAACAAACGGGTTGTGTATCATGCAATCGGAGGAAAAACGGAAATTAAACAAATACCGTTAAGAAATTGTAGTAGCGGTATGACATTTGGAATGCAGAGGTAGTTCGATGAATAAAGAGACACTACAAGACCTTGTAATGGGGAAATATGGAAGAAAAATTGCATATGTTGACGTTGAAGAGGTCGATCAGAATAATATTCTGGAAATTGTAGGAGAAACTCTTGGAACGTTTTATTTTAATAAACGGGTAGTGAAGTACCTTTGGGATTATGTACATGGAGATCAGCCGATTCTTTATCGTAAAAAGATTGTAAGAGACGATATAATAAACAAAATTGTCGAGAACCATGCGTATGAAGCTGTCCAATTTAAAGTAGGTCAGACATACGGAGAACCGCTACAATGTGTAAGCACAATCAAGGAAGATATAAGCGAATATGTTGACAGATATAATACATATCTAAGATTAGCACATAAGCACGCAAGAAACATTAAATGTGGTGAATGGCAATCAGCTGTTGGAACTGGATTTCTGGCGGTTCAGATTGTAAAAGACAAAAAATCAACCATTCCATTTAGAATTACAGTGCCAACTCCGATGAACACATACATTATATATTCTTCTTTGAATGATGAACCTATCGTTTCCGTACAGGAATTGAAAAACCTTAAAGGAGAATGGTATAAAGTATGCCACACAAAAACACATCAATGCATTATTAAAGATGGAAAAGTGAGCGGATGGAGCGTACATGCGTTTGGGAATATTCCGATTGTAGAATACCCAAACAACCCAGAGAGAATATCTGACGTTGAATTGGTTATCAGTATTTTTGATGCAATCAATAACATGCAGTCAAATAGAATGGATGGAATAGAGCAGTTTGTTCAGTCGTGGGTTAAATTCGTAAACTGCACAGTTGATTCGGAAACATTCAAACAAATGAAAATGGAAGGCGCATTGGTCGTAAAATCAAACAATGGTACGGATAATAAAGCCGATGTTGATATTATGACACAGGAGCTTAATCAATCCGAGTCTCAGGTAGCGAAACAGGATTTAATAGACAATTTCTTGCAGATTCTGGCTATTCCTAAGCTCGAGGGAAATACTGGCGGAGACACGCAAGGAGCTGTACAACTTAGAAATGGATGGGATATGGCAAAAACAAGAGGAAAGCTGAAAGACCCATTCGTTCAAGAGTCGGAACAAAGACTGAATGACGTGATTCTTAACATTATAAGAATTAAAAAGAATGATTGTCCGATTGATACAAGCCAGTTTGAAGTGGTAATAAATCACAGCCCTATGGATAATATGCTTGTAAAAGCACAGTTTCTTGATTATTTGCTGAAAGATGGAACACACCCTAAACTTGCATTTGAATTAAGCACTCTATTCCCTGATAGTGAGAAAGCATACACGTTATCAAAACCATATCTCGATGTTTTGTACCGAACTGCGGAAGAAGTCGAAAGAGAACAGGTTCAAGATAGCAAAACTGGTAGTACGGAAGAAGAGTAGTGAAACATTGGAGGAATTGCATTAAGTATTGACTCTGATAGAAACCTTAAAGTAATGTATGACGATGGAAAGTAAGAGGTTATCAACAAAAGCGATATGAAATATGATTATACAGTTATACAAGACGGACAAACATATCTTGCAGGTGAAGATGTACCTGAAATGGGAAGTCTTATTTGCGTAAAAAAATATGGAAATATAAGAGATTACGAAGGCCTTTCAAAAGATCTTGATAAGCTACCTTTATATGTAGGAACCGGAAGTTCTTGCCTCATGACCGATACAGGAGATTACTACAAATTTAATGCTGAATTAAACGAGTGGAAGAAAACAGCTTCTACAACTGCTGATATAAAACAAGCTGTAGAAAATTACATGAAAGAAAATCCGGTAGAAGTAAATACGGATAAAACCTTGAGTGAACCCGGGAAAGCTGCTGATGCAAAAGAAACAGGAGATGCGATTTCTGGGAAAGCATCTGGTAAAGGATTTTCTTTTTTAGCAAATGGAAAAGACGGCATTATCGTAAAATATGATGATGGAATATAAAGGGGCGATTAAAAATGGCAGAACAATCATTTAAAATATACAAAGATACTGCTGAAAGGTTAGATAAAAATGAATCGGACATTGCTTCATTAGAGGAACGTATAGCTGACTTGAAGAGTGTAATGAAAGACATTCGTAACAACACTCCACACACATCAACCATTAAAGACTTTTATAATATCCGCAGAACTGGAAAGGTGTATCAGACAAAAATCTGGAAATTCGCAACCAATCCAACGTCTAGCGGAGAGAAATTGTTAGACAATGCTGGATTGGAATTTGTTCCGTCCACTGATACAACCGAGGGTAAGGACGATTATCTAAATGGCAATCACCCTCTTTTTGACTGGGTGCATTGTAATTACAAGCGTAATGATGATGGCACGGCATATCCGATTGCTACAGAATATGATGATACTTATCAAGAAACAGGTAGCGTTGATGTTGGTGCTATGCAGATGAGTTTTTGGTGGAATTGGGACGCATCAAATCCAGAGTACGATTTGGTAACAATCTCTGATACACCAAACGAAAAGTATAAATTAAAACCGTGGACAGAATGCAAGCGTGCAGACAGAACAATAACTCCGTGGTGTATTGGTTCTGCTTATGTTTCTGGTATCGCTTCTGATGGAATGCTTAGAAGTCAGCCTGGATTAAAACCTGAAAGAAATCAGAGTCATAACAATATGATTCCGAATTATCAGAAAAAGGGTAAAGGTTATTTAGGTGCTGGTTCAGAAAGAAATACATTTCAGATTCTTTTCAACATCATCAAAGGTGCTACAAAGAATAGCCAGAGTTTATTCCAAGGATGCACAGGATACAATTTCCAATACTCTGCTTCCATCGAATCTGCTGATGCACATACGTATTTCCCGGTTACAAACGCACAGGCGCAGAACATTCTTGTTGGCTCTTATGTATCAGTTGGATATGGAGAATTAAAAACTGATACAAATACAGTAAATAATGACCGTGGAGTTAATACAATACATGCGTATGCAGATGATGTAAAAGTATTGCGTATTGAAACACTCGACGAGAATAATAAAGCTGTATATCTTGATATTAAAACAGGATTTAATACCACTCCTATTAAATTATCCGATACAGTAAATGCTCCTATCACGATCACTTCAATGCATTGGTGGTCGGGAAGCACTGATAAAGTTATTGGCAGACATGATGGTTCTTTCGGCTCTAATACAGATGGTAAGCATCCGTACAGAGTTCAAGGCCGTGAATACGCTGTCGGTGGATACATGGTTGCATCTGATACAGTAATGGACTTCCAAAGCGATTACAGCAAAAAAGTGTATGTTGCACCAAAGGGTGTAGCACACAGTTCTTCTGATGCAACGATTAGAAACACATATACGTGTGTTGGTACAATTCCAGCAAATCCCGACGGAAACGGTTCGGATTTTTGGGTTGGCGATATTGCTGTAGATGTTGATACTGGCGCATGGTTTCCATCTGCAAAAGGTTCGTCAAATTCACAAGGCTTCGCAGATATGGTATACGCTGGCGGTAAAACTACATCTGGAACGCGAGAATATTTACAAGGCGGTCTTCTCTGGATTGGGTCGGTTGCTGGCTCCGCGTTCGTGAATTGCTGGAACTGGCTTGCCGGGCCGGCTTGGAATTACCTCGGCTGCGATTAAGAAGAGGTCGTTGGTGGTGAATTTCCTTTAGGAAAGAGGGGATCGCCCCTAATACGACCGACAAAAATAAAAGGACTTACGGCGCACGCGGTAATCTCAGGAATGGGTCGAATGCTGGCTCAGCGTACGTGAATTGCAGGAACAGGCTTGACAGGACGAATTGGAATTACCTCGGCTGAAATTGTTAATTTCTAATATATATAAAAATCCTTGCGTCGTATTTCGCACTCGTAAAGAGTGTAGCCTGTAAAGGCTCTTGGGCAGATGCCCGAAATACTTTTTATAGACCTACTGAAACTTTTGAAGGAAGGAGTAAGGACGGATAGGGTTCGCCTATCTGTCGGGGTTAGTAGTATAAACCGAACGCCCTTAAAAAGACAATCGATGAAGACGTATTGCAAAACGGTCGATATAACAGATAGAAAACTGATTCAAAAGGCAGTATACAAATGCCTTAAAAAGAAATACAAAAGAAGAGATTCATTGACAATGTTTTCTGAATACACTGGACTTCCGACAGACACTATCAAAGGAATGTTCAATGAGTTCGGATTAAACGGAATGAAACCGATGGTTGAAACAGTGGTTGACGGAGTACGTGAAGAAATCATTCAAGGTAATATTCACTTTCAACCAATATGGTACAAAGAAAAGATTGACGCTTCCAGTCAGAAAGTGCGAAGAATTGGAATTCAGAACATTAAACAGCAAATCTACGATTATATCGCAGTAGAAGCTATGAAAGACTTCTTAAGGCGAATTGGAGAATACCAATGCGCAGCACTGAAAGGCAGAGGTCAATCCTACGGTATCAAAGCAATAAAACGATGGATGAGAAATAAAGATATCAGATACGCTGGTCAATGCGATATCAGCAAATGTTATCCATCAATAGACAGAAACAAATTAATGGAATTTCTTCGGAAATACATTAAGAATGAACCGCTACTCGAATTGATAGAGATGCTAATCATGACATTTGACACTGGATTGAGTATTGGTTCATATTTAAGTCAGTATCTTTGTAACTTATTCTTGTCTCAAATCTACCATGAAATAGCGGAGAATATGTATCGTATCAGAAAGAAGAGAAACGGAACAATAGAAAGAGTAAATCTTGTCAAGCATCAACTTTTCTTCATGGACGATATCCTTATTCTTGGAACGAACGCAAAAGACATTCACAAAGCTATGAAGCTGATTATTCAGAAAGCAGATGAGATGGGATTGAAAATCAAAGATAGTTGGATGGTATATACAACAATCGCAAAACGCAAAGATGACGGTCATTTCATTGATATTATGGGTGTCCGCATATACAGACAGCATATCACAATTAGAAGAAGAGTTTTATTAAGAGTGAGGCGGTCGTACAAGAAAGCACAATCCCTTGTAAAGCAGAGGAAGAAGATTCCAGTATGGCTTGCAAGGAAGTGCATGTCATACAAAGGCATCTTAGATCACACGAACAGCTACAATATAAAAAGAAGATACAACGCGAACAAAACGATTCAAATTTGTAAAGGAGTGATATCTTATGAAAGCAAGATTCGACACTACACAAGAGAGTGTTACTGTTAGGCAGATTGATGGAATGGATTATGTCTATATCTGTCTGAATGAGAACATCGTAAAGGAGATTCCCGATGGACAAGAAGAGGAACAGACATATCATGAATATGATTACAAAGAAATCTCCGAACCTACTGGAACGCTAGACTTAGCCGATGTAAAAGCGAACCCAGAAAAATATCTCAATTATGGGAATGAACCTCAAAGAACTGATACAGAGCGTATCGACATACTAGAAGCAACTACAGACGATATCATTTTAATGATGGCTGATTTGATTGGAGGAGAAGCATAATGAAAACACTTAGTACACTTAAATTGAAAATCATGGTAAGAGCATTTAAAATCCGTCTCAAAAACGGAGAGTCTTTTGAGGATATTGCAGCGGACTATCCAGCACTTACAGTAGATGATCTTGAAGCAATTCGTGAGGTGCTGGAAAGTAATGGAATTAGGAAAAATGACACTCTCCGAATTGATTGAATTATTGCACGAAATCACTAACGAAATCGAGTCCAGAGCAATGGAACTAATTGACTAAACTTAGATTTAATTAACTAAATATCATAAAAGGAGATATACTATGGCACATTTATATGTAATAGCTGGTCATGGCGCCGGTGATTGCGGAGCGATAGGATACGGATATACGGAGGCAGAACGTGTACGTGCGCTCGCTTCCAGATTACAAGCATTAGGCGGTGGAAATGTCACGGTCGCTGACATGAACCGAAACTGGTACGCAGACAATGGAATCATGGGCCTTAATATTCCGAAAGATTGGCAGATATTAGAGTTGCACATGGACAGCGCAGGAGCTTCGGCAAAGGGCGGTCATGTTATTATCAATTCCGCTTACAGCGCAGACCAGTATGACACGGCACTGGCAAGCTTTATCGGCTCGTTCTTCCCGGGGCGTGCAAAAAATATCGTTCCGAGAAGTGACCTCGCCAACCCGAACAGGGCTGCCGCAAGAGGATATAGCTATCGACTTCTAGAGAATGGCTTCATTACCAATTCTGGCGATCTGAATAAATTCAACGGCCAGATGGATGATCTGGCAAGAGGTATCCTTAATGCATTCGGCATCGCTACGGCATCTCCGGCAAAAGAGGATTCTGACGGTAAGGTAACATCTGGCGGAACATCTCAGGACTCCGTACAGCATTACGGTAAGGTATCCTACCAGTCACATATCCGTGACATCGGATGGGCGTGCTGGCAGTCTGATGGTCGTATGTCAGGAACGACAGGACAGAACCGGAGAATCGAAGCGTTCCGGCTTGTTCCTGTCGGAGAAACAGACGTAGTAGTACATATCAAGGATGTAGGCGATAAGGAATACAAGAATATCTCCAAAGACACTATCCTTGGTACTACAGGTCAGAATAAACGTATTGAAGCGATCAAGATTACCGGAAAAGATACGCCATATATTTACAGAGTCCATCAGAAAAACATCGGATGGACAGATTGGACATTCAACGGCAATTGGGCGGGCACGAAAGGACAAGGCTTGCAGATTGAGGCGATCGAGATCATGGTTGCTAAATTCCTTGTCAATCCACATGTCCAGAATAAAGGATGGCTTGGAGCAAGAGCTTGTGAAAACATTATTGGTATTACAGGGCATAAATTGCGTCTCGAAGCATTTAAGATTGATCCACTTGGCATGACAATTAAATCGAAAGCTCATATTGAGGGTATCGGATGGAAAGATTATGGCGTGGTCACAAAAGACACGGTAATCGGCACAATTGGACAGAATAAGCGTATCGAGTGCTTATGCTTTGACGGAGATTTTGAGTATCGAGTCCATGTAGAAAATTCCGGTTGGACAGACTGGACGAAAGCTGACGGCGTATCTACACTAGGTACAGTCGGACAGGAACTTAGAATTGAAGCTATTCAGTTTAAAAATTAAATTCAATAAATCAATCAGCCAAATTTTTGGAATCAGCCAAATTTTTTGGCTGATTTTTTTATACATAAAAAAGCATTCTCACGCGTTAGATGGGAAAAAGTATAAATCCAAGCTGATAGAACAGCGAAAACAAATGTAGATACGGAGGTAATAACTATGACAAGAGAAGAAGCAAAACAGAACTTAATCGCGTTAGGAATTGAGGAACCGACAGATGCCCAAGTTACGAATTACTTAAATCAGTTTCACAGCAACAGACCGGCTCCGGCACCGAACCCAAATCCAGCACCAAAGCCGGAACATCAGCCACAGCCTACACCGGCACCAGTTCCAAATCCACAGCCGAACCAAAATCCGTCACCGCAGAACGATGACGAGATTGAGAAGCTTAGAAAACAGATTGATTCATTGCAGAAAGAGAATATCAAAAAAGACATTCGGGCATATGCAGCTGAAAAGGGTCTGACAGGCGAACAGGCAGATACGGTTCTTGCTGGATTTCAGGACAATCTGGAGATTGCAAAAGCAGCAATCGATTCATTGTCACAGATTATCGCCGAAAAAGAAACAAAAGCAGCACAAGCCAAGGAACAGGAAATCGCAGATGATTCCATTAATCCTGGTGGAAATGCCGGAAGAAAAAAAGACGAAGAAAAGCCGGAAGATGTAGCAAATGCAGAACAAATCGTATTTGGCAATAAGGCTAGCGATCAGGCAACAAGAGATTACTACCTGATGAAGTAAATTTGGAGGTAAAAAAATGGGAAAACCAATTGTAAGAGATTTTACGCAGAGTAAAGGTATTTTGAAGTTTTTTCCTTATGAAGGAGCAGCTTGCGTGGTAACACAGGCGAGCGTAACAGTAGCTGATGAAAACGGTATGAAAATTGCAAAGGCTGGCACACCGTATCCATCAAACAATGCGTCATGTCTTGGATATCTTCTTGAAGACGTTGACGTAACGCAGGGAGATGCACCGGGAACATACGTATATCAAGGAACTATTGATTGGGAAAAAGTTAAATCACTTTCTCCACAGATTTCAGATGCAGCTAGAAAAGCAACACCAAGAGTTACGTTTTACGGTGCACCAGCAATTACAGAGTAATTAAGGAGGTATATTAGAGATGGCATTACCATTAGCGAAAGCGTTTACAGCAAGAAGTCTTGGGGTTATGTGGGATAACTACAAAGCATCACTTGCACTTCCACCGTATCTTGGAAGACAGAAATTCGGAACCACAAAACAGGATTCGCTTGAAATCAGATACATTGTCGGTGAAAATTCACAGCCGGTAGCACTGAAAGCTTCAAATTTCGATGCACAGGCTCCGTTAAGAGATGTCGGAGGATTCAAGGACATTCAGAACGAGATGCCGTTCTACAGAGAGTCCTACATGGTCACAGAGAAAGAAGAACAGCAATATGCAAATTATGCTTCAGCTGAAAATTCTTCTCTTGCAAACCAAGTTCTCAGACAAATCAGTAAGAAACCAATGAATTTAATCCAGGGAGCTATGGTTGTACCTGAGATACAGATTTGGGAACTTCTTGCACCGGCAGACGGTGTACCGAAAGTTACCGTAAATATTGAAGGCAAAAAGTATGTGGTTGATTACACAACTGACAATGGAACAGCGCACAAAAAAGACCACTATATTGAAATTTCTGGAACATCTGACAAATGGGATGCCCCGGAGACAGCAACACCGCTTGATGACCTTATCAAAACAAGACGTGATTTCGCCAAGAAAACAGGATATTCTCTGACGAGATTTTCGATGAACACCGAGACTTTTGAAATGCTTCTCAATGCGGAGGATACAAAGAAACAGGTTCTTGGAATTACAGCATACAACGGCGGTATCAGAGTAAGACAGGAAGATGTACTTGCGTACCTGAGAGGATACGGAATCGAAATCGAAGTTTACGACAAGATGTATGTTGACGAATCCGGAGTAACTCAGTACTTTATTCCGAAAAACATCATCTCTTGTCAATCAGCCGGAGTATACCTTGGTGACTATGTTTTCGGTAGAACACCAGAAGAGAGAAGTGGAAGTCTCGCAAATGGAAACCTTTCTATCGTTGAAACAGGTATTGCTGTTTATACTTATGCTACAGAGCACCCGATCAATACACACTGCGTTGTGTCAATGATTGGTCTTCCGTCATTTGAGGGAATGAACAGCGTTGTTGTTATGAAAGTAGCGTAAGGCGGTGGTTGTATGATTGCAACAAATGTAATCAAAATCGATGGAAAATGGTATAAAGCTGGCGAAGTAATCCCGGAAGAAATTCCGGGAAAATCTTCGTTTGAATTTAATTATACCAAGACAGATATTAACAGAATGAATGTACAAGACTTACGTTCGTTAGCGAATAGTCATGGTATGAGCAATGTTGATTCGATGACTGGCGGAGAATTAAAGGAATATTTTATTTCGAAATTCAATTTGTAAAGGAGAACAGTTATGGCAGTGGCAGATTCAATCAGGGAAAAGGTAACTGAATATTTCAATGACATTCCAGAGCTGAAAGGTCAGGAGCCATCAAAACTCTTGATTGATTTTGTTATTGAAAAATATAAGCAACAAAGGAATTTTCCTAGCAATTTTACTGAAAATCAGATTGAAGATGATATTCAAAGACATATAAGTACTATTGCTATGGCAGTCGTTGATCTGAAAGCGAAAGAAGGAGCTGAGGGAGAATCATCTCACAGTGAAAATTCTACAAGCAGATCATACGAAAATGCTTATATATCCAGTTCGATATTTAATGACGTACTTCCGTATGTTCATTTTTTGTAGAAGATTGTGCGTGACCATTTTACTGATGTCAGCAATATGGTTGCAGGGGATTCGTCGGTTTGGTGGTGGGAATGACGAAAAATAATCGAATACGGAGCAACAAAAGATGCGCGAAGTGATAACACAAACATATTTCATTGCCCTTCCGATTGTGCTTGGATACATGGTTTGGCTAATGCAAGAACAGAAAAAAAAGCAAGCACGATACGTAAAGGAACGTGATGAGCGAATTGCAGAAGAACGAGCCATGAGGAAAGCTAACAGCAAGGGAACTATGCTTTTGCTTCGTGTACAGCTAATTGAGTATCATAGCAAATACACGCAACTTGGTAATATACCTTCCTACGCATATGAAAACTTTTGCGAAATGTACAAAGCTTATCATGATTTAGGCGGGAATGGAATGATTACAAAGATGAAGCATGAGATTGATGAACTTCATATCAAAAAGAACGTAGATGGAGGTGAAAAATAATGGATATTTCTACAATGGGAACGGTACTTGCTATCGTTGTGATTACTTATCTTTTAGGACTTGGTGCAAAACTTTGTCCTAAAATTAAGGATAATAGTATTCCAGTTATCGTAGGTGCTGCCGGTGGAATCCTTGGAGTTGTTGGAATGTATGTAATTCCAGATTTCCCGGCAGAAGATGTTCTTAATGCAATCGCAGTAGGAATTGTATCTGGTCTTGCAAGTACTGGCGTAGATCAGGTCAGAAAGCAAGCAAAGAAGGTTGATACCGATGCGAACACTGGACAGAAATAAACAGAAAATGTTGTATTCTTTGCAGACTGGGCGAAATACGCCTATTTATGAAAAAGACGAGCAAGGAAACACTAAATACATTACCGTTGACGGAAAAGAAGTACCAGTGGAATCCGGCGAATACGAACCGGAATATACGGAACCGACAGAATTCATGGCAAACATAAATTCTACCTTGACTGAAGCTTTTATAAGAGTTTTTGGTGTAGAGGATTCAGCGGACAAAGCCACTATTGTTTGTTCAAAAGGCGCATTGCCATTTGCCGTAGGGACTCGTATTTGGCGAAAATCAGCCGTTAAATACAAAGACACGGCAAACAATTTAAACGTAGATGCCAACACGGCAGATTACGAGGTTATGGCTACTAATGATGAACCATTGAATGAGGATGCATTTCTGCTTAAGAAGATAAGCAAAGAGGTGTAAAGATGGGAAGGGTAATAAAAGCAAATTTGTCAGTAAAAAGCATTACAGATGCGATTGAACAGATTAGGAAGTATCAAGAAGAACTTGATTCGAAAGTGAAAGAGTTTACAAAACGTCTTGCAGAAGAAGGAGTACAGATTGCAAAAGCGAATGTTGTTGACCTTGATGCAGTATTTACGGGTGAACTTCTTGGAAGTATATCAAGCGAAGAAAGACCTTCTGGTAAAAATACATCTGTTTACGTTGTTAAGGCAGATTCAAACCATGCGATATATGTAGAAATCGGTACGGGTATGGTTGGTGCATCATCACCGTATCCAGGGAAATTACCTGTCGTGTATGCGCAAGGAAAAAAATTTATTACGCTTAAGGAATCATTTGGAAAGTATCCAGCTGGTACATATGGATGGTTTTATTATAAAAACGGTCAATTTTTCTTTACCGAAGGTATGCCGTCAAGACCATTTATGTACAATACAGGAGTTGAATTGAGGGAGAAAATCGGAATCATTGCGAAGGAGGTGTTTGGAAATGGATAATTCATGGGTATTTGACTTAGAAACAAATCTGTTTTCTATTGTAAAAAATAAAGTACTCAATAAATTGAATAAGAAGTTTCCAACCATTCACTTTACATTGACAGATGAACCAAAAGATGCGACCACAAAATACCCAACTGTATACATGCACGAAATGTCAGGATCAGAAAAAGCAAGAACTACCGAGGGACATACAATCAACGGAATTCAATATTCAATGCAGATTGAAGTAACAACAAACAAATCCCAAAAAGAAGCCAAAGCGGTACTAAAAGAGATTGCATTTGTTTTTAAAGACATGGGGTTTGAAATACAATCATTTCCGGAAGCTAACAATGGTAGCGGAAATTACAGAAGCGTAATGAGAGTGAGACGAACTCTTGGAAATGAAGACACACTATAGGAGAGCTGTAAGGCTCTTTTTTTGTTGCCTAAAAAGGCAGAAAGGTAGGTATAAAACATGGCTTCAACCAGTTACAAAGCGAGAGTTATTGTAAAAGAAATCGCAGATGCAACAGATTTATCAAAAGTTGATTTTGCCGGAACATACAAATTACTCTGTAAAGCGAAGAGTATTCCGGCACCAGTATCAGCTCCGAACACTGTAGAATCTACAACTCTTGAGGACGATGCACAGACATTCGAAAAAGGTATTAAGACAACAGATTCGAAAGAATTTACCGGAAACCTTGAAAAAGAGTATCTGGATAATATTGGGACAATGGAAGACAAACGTGTATGCATATTCCATCTGTACGGAACAGACGGTATTGGTTCCGTGGCTAAATATGCTTACGTTGCACAGGTATCTGCTACACCTTCAGATGTTGGTGGAGTAGATGAAATTGTTGAAATGTCAGTAACTGCTATTCCAAACACAGTGGCTAAAAAAGTAACCGATGAATACACCATCGTAGATAATAGCGACGGAACATTTACTGTATCAAAGGGGTAACACGTTCTGAGCAAAAAATGTCGGTGGACGCTCAGAACAGTTATTATTACACCGACGAAACGACAATTTAATCAACAAAACGGAACGGGGTGGCCTTCGGGCTGCCCCTTCCCTATAAAAGAAAGGGAAGGTAAAGATTTATGGATACATTTAAAATTAACGAAACTACATGCGTTGCAAAAGATTTTGGATTTAACACGGTATGTGATCTTGAAAAAAGAGGAGTAACTATGGATGACTATTCAGAAACTCCGATGTCATTTTTGAGAGCATATGTCGGAATTTGTATGGGAGTAAGCAATGAAGTGGCCGGAAAGGAATTTGAGCAGCATCTTATCAAAGGTGGCCAGTTTGATAAGGCATTTGAAGTTCTGAAGAAGAAAATGGAAGAATCTGATTTTTTTCGTGCTCTCCAACAGAATGCAGAAAAGGAAATTGCTCAGGTTCAGGAACAAACAGTGCCAATTGCACCAGTAGCACCGGTTCAGACGGCACCTGTGCAGACAATGTAAAAAAATACAAATCCCAAAGAGAATTTTTTGAAAACGAGTGGTTCCCGGCAGCAAGTGTGCTTGGAATCACTTGGAATGAGTTCTGGAATATGAATCCACATATCATAAAAGTCATTGCGAAAGCAGATAAGGAAAGAATTAAAAGGGAAGACTATATTAACTGGATATCCGGTCAATACACGTTTTCAGCAATAGTTACTGCGATAGACAATGTTCTCAAAGGTAAAGCTGAGTATATTGAAAGGCCTATTCTTTGGAAAATCATCGAAGATTCAGAACTAACCGAAGAAGAACGAGAGAGAAGAGATATGCTTGCGGAAATCAGGGCTATGGATAAGTGGATTGAAAATGACAGAAAACTTGGACTTCCGGAGACAAGCATGTAGTAGAGCAAAGAGGAGGTGAAGTTGTGGGTACAGAAGTTGATTCAATTGAGTTGCAAATAGAAACATCTGCTAAACAAGCGAACCGTTCTCTTACTGGAATGCAAGACAGACTAAAAAAAATAGCCAGTACGCTTTCTGAAATTGGCTCATTAGCTCCAAAATTAAACAATATTGGTGGAGTTGATATCAGTGGTCTTAAATCTTCTCAGAAATATCTTGACGGTATTGTAAACAAACAAAAGAAGCTTGGTTCTGCAACTACCAAACTGAAAGTTGATACTTCCGAGATTAAAAAAGCAGACCAAGGCTTTAGCGCATTGATGAGAAAATACAAGGATTCTAAGCTTAGAATTAACTTTGAAGCTATGAACGAAAAACAGCTTAATCGTGCAATTTCTAAGCTTGAATCTGGCTTGAATAGGTATAAGCAAAATGTTTTTGACACTGCCGAACAGACAGGAAGTGCAATAAATCAGGGGAAAATGTGGGAAAAGAACATCAAAAGTATGTTCCAGTATAAAAACTCGTTGGCAGAAGCGATGAAAGCAAAAGAGGCTTTTAATACTGTAAAGCTTAACCCTTATTTAACTGTAACAAGAAATGGAGAAACACCGTATAGACTTTCTGATGGAGTGAAGGTACCGGAAGCAAATGAAGGGCTGTCTGAGAGTGCAGAAGTTTCAAGCGGATCTATTGAAAAAGAAGCAAGAAACTTGAACGAAATAAGTAGGCAAGCGGAAAAAGCATCGGCTTCGTTGAAAAAAGTTACAGATTCAAACAATACAGGTTTTTTCACAAAGTTTAAAAGCGGAATAAGTTCAGTTGCGGATTCAATACGTTCTTTTCCGTATAATCTTATGGAAAAACTTCGTTTGGACGATAGTTCATTAGGAGGTATGGAAAAGAAAGCTGTAGCGTTAAAAACAGCATTTCAAGCCATTTCTACTGTTGCTGGAAAAGTATTTCAAACAATTACGTTTGCTACTAAAAAAGCAGGAGCTGGAATGTGGAACCTTGCGAAAAGTGTGGCTTCAATAAAAAAATCACCACTAAAAATCTTAAAATCTCTTGCATCTTCCTTAAGGGGAGTGAAAGATGAATCTGGAAACGCAAGAATGTCGTTGTTAAAAATGATTGGTTCATCTATTCTCTTTTCAACTATCTTTGGTGCGATCAGTAATATCAAACAAGCTGTGAAAGAGGGTTCAGACAACCTTGTTCAGTACAGCTCTGAATACAATAATAGTATTTCCGGAATGGTTTCATCACTTCTATATTTGAAAAACGCTTGGGCTGTTGCATTTGCCCCGATTGTTAATGCGGTTGGACCGTATATTTCAGCGTTTATTGATATGATGGCGAGGGCTTTAAATGCAGTTGGTCAGTTTATGGCAGCTCTTACAGGGAAAGGGACCGTTGTACAAGCAAAAAAGGCATGGAAAGATTACGGCAAAACTATTAGTGACACTGGATCGAGCGCAAAAAAAGCTGGAAGTGATGCAAAAAAAGCTGCAAAAGACTTTCAAACATATACACTTGGAATTGATGAACTTAATATTCAACAAAAGACAACAGATTCAAATTCTGATTCTGATAGTGGTGGTGGAAGTGGTGGAAGCTATACTGGACCATCTCCGTCAGAAATGTTTGAAACGACTTCGGTTGACAAAGGAATATCTGACTTTGCAGAAAAGATTAGGGAAGCAATCCAAAATGCTGATTGGAAATCTTTAGGAACATTATTAGGAGAAAAAGTTAACCAGATAACGGATTCAGTTGATTGGTCTGGACTTGGAAAAAAAGTTGGTTTTGGATTTAACGGGGTTGTACAAACAATATACTACACTTTAAAGACGATTGATTTTGTTGGACTTGGTAATGATTTAGCAAACTTTATAAATTCCAGTCTGGAACAGATTGATTATAATACCTATGGAAGATTGCTAGTAAGGAACATTACGGCCTTGTTTGATTTTGTAATAGGTTATTTTGGAAACTTAGACTGGAAATTGGTCACAAAAAGTATCAGTGACTATCTTATAGGGGCGTTTGAAGAAGCTCAAGAGTGGATTGCGGGAATAGATTGGTCTGAAATGGCGAAAGGGTTGTGGCAGAACCTAAAAGATGCTATCTCTGGCATTGACTTTGCCGGAATTGCAAGTAGTTTCTTTAGTCTTCTAGGCACTGCGTTGGGAGCAGCAGCTTCTTTTGTGTTCACGCTTATGTATGAAATCGGAAAAGACATCTGGAACGGTGGTCTTGAGGGAATACTGTCGGCTATTAAAGGAATTGGAAGCTGGATAAAAAACAATATTTTTGATCCATTTATTAACGGCTTTAAAGACGTGTTTGGCATTCATTCCCCATCAACTGTAATGGCGGGAATGGGTGTTTATTTAATACAAGGACTGATAAACGGCGCAGCGTCCTTAATCGGAAATGTAGTTAAAAAATTCCAAGAAATCTATGGAAAGATTACCAGTATTTTTGAAAAGAATAAAATTACAAAATTTTTCAAAGACGGATTCCAGAGTGCTTATAATGCTGTAACAAGCATTTGGCAAGGAATAAGCAGTTTCTTCAAAGACATTGCAAACAAAATCATCTCTCCGATTGGTGATGCCGTGAATGGAATCATCAATGGTATTAACTGGGTTCTTGAGAAACTTAATTCCGGAACAAGATTGAAGAAATGGGACGTTCCTAAGTTTGCATCTGGTACAAACGGTGTGGGGAAAGACACAATCGGAATGGTAAACGATCAACCTGGTGGTACATACAAAGAAATGATTGTTCCTCCAAACGGGAAACCTTTTATTCCGAAAGGAAGAAATGTTGTAATTCCACTTGAAAAGGGAACGAAAATCATGCCGGCAAACCAGACAGAGGCACTTATGGGCGGTATGGGTGTTACTCATTATGCGAATGGTATTGGAGACTTCTTTGGTGGCGTATGGGAAAAGGCAAAAGATATTGCTGGTACTGTTGCTGACTATGTTGAACATCCGGGCAAATTACTACAGATAGCATTAAATAAGTTTGTAGACATTTCAAATCTACTTTCTCCTGTATCGGATATTGCTGGTGGAATTGTAAAAACAATTTTTAAATCAGCAAAAGACTTTATTGCAAACATGTTTAGTAGTAGCGAGGTATCCGGAAACGTAGCTTATAACGTATCAGCCGGAGTAGAGCAATGGAGAGCACTTGCTAAAAAGGCTCTTAAGCTGACGAATCAGTATTCGGAAGCTAATTTGAATGCTCTTCTTATGCAAATGCAACATGAATCTGGCGGTAATCCGAATGCTATTAACTTGTGGGACAGCAACGCGAAAGCCGGAATTCCGTCAAAAGGACTTATGCAGGTAATTGACCCAACATTCAGAAGCAATGCATTACCTGGATACAATACGAATATCTACGATCCACTGTCAAATATGATAGCTGCTATTAGATATACGGTTGGAAGATACGGAAGTCTTAATGCCGGATGGACAGCCAGAGGGTATAAAGGATACAAGTATGGTGTTGGTCGTATTGGACTATCAGACATTCTCCCTAAGTATACTGGTGGAGGATTCCCGGAAGATGGAGTATTCATGGCAAATCATGAAGAAATGGTAGGAAAATTCTCCAACGGTCGTACAGCGGTAGCAAATAACAATCAGATTGTTGACGGAATTTCAAAAGGTGTATATGAAGCCATGGTTAAAGCGCAGTCTGAGAACACAAGAGAAACGGACTTATTACAAGAACTTATCGAAGCTGTAAAACGCGGAAGTAGGATAGTCATTGACGGACGTGAACTTGTAAACGTTTATGATAAAAGAAAAAACAGAAACGGACATTCATTTACATAGTGTGGTGGCTTAATTGCTACCGCACTATTTTTTAGGAGGAATTTGAGATATGGCTATGTCAGCATTCTTAAATGTGAACGGATACGATTTTCCGGCTCCGAGAAGAGGGTTCTCGTGGACAATAACAACAACTGTAGATGGTGGAAGAAATGTCAATAATGCAGTTGTCGGACAGAGAGTTGGAAGAGATTTATACAAGCTTGACAATCTGGAATGGGTAGGCATATCTCCAGAAACAAGGCGTATGATGCTAAATGCTCTGAAACCGTTCTATGTGCCAGTTACTTTTGAAGATATGGCAAATCCGGGAAAGATAATAACAGTAACAATGTACCCTGGAGACAGAAGCGGTCAACCTCTTTTTGTAAACGCATTAACACACATGGTTGAACAGGATCAAGTGTTGAAATTCAACTTAATTGATGCCGGATGGGAGTGATAGTAGATGCAAAAGGCAAGTGACAAATATATAGAGTCTATGAAACTTCCATTCCGTAACAGGTCGTATATTCGTGGCTCGATTGGTATTATTAACTCAGAAGCGCAAAAGACAGCGAAGTTTAGTGATGATACAGAGTTCACCGCTTTTTCAAATGGAAATGATGTGTTCACAAAAAGAGCAGCAAAAGCAATCTACGCAACAGCGGAACAGGATTTTTCCAGAGTTGACGGAAGCATGTATTTTTGCCCTACTTTGAGCACAGCTACATACATGGTGTCAGGTGTTGTAACAAAAGATATTAAACAGGCGGTCAAAATAACATTTGGCGGTGCTGGTTTTGATATTAGAGGACTTACGATTGACTTCGGAGATAATTACCCTACAAAGTTCAATATCACTTGCGGAAGTGTGAATAAGGACTATTCCAACACATCATCCACCTTTGTTACGGAAGATGTATTTGAAAATGTAAGCGAGATTACGATTACTCCAAAAACAATGAAATATGGTGAAAACAGATTGCGTGTCTATGCGCTTTACTTTGGAGTTGTTAAGTACTTCGATAACTCGAATACCTTATCTTGCTCAATTACTGATGTTGTATCGCCTATTTCCGAAACACTTCCGAGCAGAGATGTGTCGCTTTCACTAGATAACCAAGATGATTACTTCGATGCGGAAAACATTAAAAGCGCAAGTGGATTCTTGAAAGTAGGACAAGAGTTAAAAATCGAGTTTGGATATGACATTGACGGAAACGGTAATATTGAATGGCTTCCGGAGATAGTATCTTATCTGGATTCATGGAATTCAAACGACATATCTGTTGAATTTAAAGCCACGGACTATATCAGTTCACAGTCTAATAAATACTACCGTGGAGTATATGTAATGAATGGTATTTCTCTTTACGAGCTTGCTGTAGATGTTTTGGAAGATGCCGGAATAAGTAATGATAGGTACGTTTTGGATGACTACTTAAAGAACGTTAAGGTCAAAAACCCAATTCCGGTTGTAAGGCACACGGAAGCATTGCAGATCATTGCAAATGCCGGAAGATGTGCTATTTTTGAGGACAGGAAAGGAAAAATAAACATCGTCCCGGCGTTTATTCCAAAGAAATCAATCTCGACAAATGGAGAGACTAGCTACAGTAAATCTTACAACATTCTGACAAATGATAAGAAAGATGCCTATGCGATCGCCAGTTATAATTTTTCGAGTGTTGATGGCACGTTGCTGTTTTTAGACCCGAATGATGTTAAAAATACAGGGTACATAAGTAGGGAAGTTTCTACGGGAGCTAATGAATTCATTCTCGGGAACCCAATTATTACTTTTACTTCGGAAGCAGAGTTTCGTGCATACAACCTTTATATGCAATTTAGAGGTATATCTCCGGAACAGTTCGTGATAAGAACATATCTAAAGGGTAAGTTGCAAGAAACCATCACAAAGGACCTTTTCGAAGAGAAAACAAGGGTTTATGGAAAACTTAAAACTACTATGTTTAAAAAACTAGACCCTAGTACTGGTAAGTTTTTATCAACTAATTTTTCGCTAGCTGGCACATATTATGCTTCGGATTACATTGAAATAACAGATGATGTTATATCCATTCGCTTTCAAAATGATGGAACTAGTTATTTCAATTTTTGCATATATGATGCTGATAAAAACCGGCTGGAAGGAGCTGGTGGAGTAGAGAATACACTTTTTACTCCGACAGAGAAAAGTAAGTATTTTGCGATTTCCTACTGGGTAGATAGTGGAAGGTCTGACTATCCGAAAATTACGGAGACATACAAGGCGCCTTTCAGTGGTGGTTCGTACAAACTGGAAAAAGACTTCGGTTACATTGATAAAGCAGAAATCGAATTTACGAAAGGTGCAAAAAATGCGAGAGTTGCTGTTGATTATCTTATGATTGGAGATCCAACGAACTATACAATTCACAGAAATGACTTAAGTGATTATCCAGAGTGTACGCTTGAAAACAGAGCACACAAAGTCGCTCTTGTGAAAACTGTTTACTCCGAAACATCCGAAGAAAGTAATGAAATCGTGAGCGAAAACGTTACGGTTACAGAAAACAATCAAGTCCAAGAGATATATTTCAGCAATGCATCTTACGGTCTTAGCGTAGCAACAAACAACACGGCGATTAAGGCTGAAATTGTGGAGTGGGGGAATTTTTACGTGAAAGTCAAATTCACTGGTGTTACAGCAAGTGCAGACGTGACGGTAACGGTTTCTGGAAAAGAATACGTTGTAACGCAAAAAACAGATATGGCAAATACGAGTGAAAAATATCAAGAATGGGAAAACCCTCTAATCAGTGAAGATTCTCCAGAATTGGAAAAATGGATTGAGGACTATTATTCAAGTGTGATTGATTACTCTTTGGAATGGCGTGGAGACCCTAGAGTTGATGCAAATGACGCGTTTTATCTTGAAAAGAAAAACGGAAGAACAGCACTTATTCAGGCTTACGAAAACGAGATTGAGTTTAACGGAAGATTCAGTGGAAAAATTAAAGCAAGGCAGGTGGATATGTAATGGCATGGAGTACACCAAAAACAAATTGGAATCTTTATTCAAAATTTAATATTGAGGACTTCAACAGAATCAAAAACAATATTGCGTATTTACATGAAATTGCTGTGGCTACGCTTGGAGGATTCGATATCGAAGACATGGGTTCTGATATGGACAATTATGCTAGCTATTGGAATGTAGATCATTTTAATGCGATTGAACATAATTTGCTTTTGATTGCGAATAAAGTTTCCACAAAAGACTATGGACCATATCAGACATTCTACGCAAATGGTATTTTCATCGGGTATCAAGAACTGAACAGGATAGAAAAAACATGTGCGGAACTAAAGACAATGATTGAAGATCAGGCAAATATGGTGCGCAGAATTCCATTCAAACTTGGAAGATATAAGGAGGAGAGGTTCTAATGGCTTCAAAAGCAACTTTAAAAACAAACTACAAAAACGATGCATACTCTGGAAACCGAAAATTCAAAATGACGAACAATAGTGACGGAACAGTTTCCTTTGAAGACGTTACTCCGTACACACAGACTGGTGATAATTTTGGCGCAGCTGAACTTAATTCATTCGCTGAAGCTATCAACGAAAGTGCAGATAAGAACGACTTAATGAATGATTTGGCTGGCATAAATTCGAATCAAGGCGTAAGTAAATTTGTTGGAGCACTTGCTATAAAAGCACTTATGTCAAAACTTAGTCTTCCGTTTGCTGAATCAGACACGGTCGGTGGCGTAACGTGGAAAACGTCATATGTAACAAATTTCGTAGAAGGCATTGATTATGCTTTTATTGTTACTGTATCTGCGACTTTAGATTCTAATAACAGCAAACAAGAGGTAACTTGCAAACTTAATGACGTTATCATTGGACAGGACGGAAATAACAATAAAATATCGTCTGTTTTTATGGGATTGTGCAGTTATGGTGATACAATCGCTGTTTCCAGTTATAAAGATTCTGGTTCATGGACAAATTTTCTGTCAAGAGTATTATTTTTTCCAATTTCCGTTAGGGGGTAAAAAATTATGAAAAAGAAAACAAGAAAAAGAATTTTAGCTTTATTGTGTGTACTTGCGTTATCAATCACGAGCGTAACGCCCGTCATGGCTTGTACGCCACCACTTAAACCGCCATCCGTAGAGATTCCAGATATCAACTTTGAGCCAGATGATGCTATGAAAGAAGCTATCGGGAATGCAGCAAAAAACTGGATTGAGAAATGCATCCTCGGTACTCCGACAGCGGAGTATACATCGTATTACAAGAGCACATCGAGGTATTTTAATTATGCTTATGTGGCAGTAAAGTGGTCAGAAGTTGAAAATGCAACGTATTACAAAGTGCGTATCACAAAAGCTGACGGAACATGGAAAGAATACGATACGACCTATACAGCATTTTACTCTACCAATTACACAGATGATTTTATTGCAGATGGTATGGACGGAGCTACAGTAAGTGTCAAAGCTTATGGCGATAACGATACATTCGGCTGTTGGTCAGACGATGCTACAGTAACAAAATACGGCTTTTAAATAAAAAAATCCCAGTCCGGCAAACGGGCTGGGTATATTATCTTCGCAATACAGCGATCACGATTCCGAATACTATCCAATTCTTTATGTCTGAATAATTTTTGGTATCAATTTCTATGATATCCCCATATCCGTTTATAGGTTTCATTTTTCACGTTCCTCCTTGTCTCATTCGTCTTATATAACATTTCCCAGACTGTTTATTGATAAGAATGCATGTATCACCGTCTCTTGGCGGTTTCTTTGATACACAAATAATATCGCCTTTTACATAAACAGGGGTTAAATGATTTGAATTTATCCTTATTCCACAGTGCAATTTTTTTCCGTATTTCTTAATATATTCAGGGCAGTATATTCGCTGTTCATTTGAACTATCAAGTATCATGCCATCTTTCATGTCACCAGTAAGCACCAAAACATCTAGCATATTATCCGATTCTTTTTCATCAGCTTTCATTTCAAGTTCAAAATCAATTTTTCCACTAATATAAGCTTTTTGACGTTCAGTTAATAGCCTGTATTTTTTCAATATTTCCAATTCCATACTATCCAATTCCAGTAATTCAAACAATAATCTACCAGTAAGACTGTATATCTTTGGCACGAGTGTAATGTCTACAGAGCTTGTCCGACGAGAGATTATGTTTTTGTACGTTGAAGACGAAATGTTTAAAAGCTTGGCGAATTCTTGTTGTGAATATCCCAACTTAATTCGTTCAATTTCGATATTTTTTGCAAAATTGTCTAATAAATCAAGATTTGTCATACAATTACCCCCTGTCTTTGGTTAGAATATTGACCTTAATTATTAAATTAAATAAAATCAAGTTGCTAAAATTAGATAAGTAAATACACCACCTTTATAGTATTATTGAATAAAGAAATTTTATAACAGTATTAAAAACTTGTCAATACTTAACAAAGGAGGAATTTTCGTGACGGTAAAAGAAATCAATCAGAAAAGCAACGACAGATGGAGAAAAATGTACTTATCAGAAATCAAGAGGATGTTATTAAAAGTTAACGATGTAAAAACGATGCACTTCATTTATGTAATAATAAAAGATGCGCTTGACGATTTAGATGGTTGACAAGCAGACATATGTTCTGCAATTTAAACCATCACAGCATTGGGACTGGAGGGATTCATTTGAACGAAAAAGATCAGCAAAAATATTACAGGAATCGAATTATTGAAGCGGTAAACGCAATGACAAGCGAAAAATATTTAAAAATGTTATTTTATTTTGCCAAAGCGTGTTATAGAGAAGAAAAGGAAAGGGAGGCTTAATGTCTCCCTTTCTTTTTTAATTGCCTGAAACGAAAGTATTGAAAAACTCGCAAAAAACTTTCTTTTTTTCTGTGCTCATATGATAATAATCAATTATAATTTTCTGAAATTGTTCATCATCTGTGCCTAATTTTGCGACGATCTCGAGAAATTCTTCCGACGGTTCCTTAAATGTTTTGTCGTCAATCAAGTCTGATTTTAAAACCTTAAAGTAATCAGCTATTGCCTGTACCTTTCCCATCTTCGGCATTATCTTTCCTGTGCACCAAGTGTTAAATGTTGTTTGTGGGAATCCTAACTCTTCAGCAACTTCCTTTTGTTGCTTTCCACTATTGGAAATGTAGTAGTTCAGGTTCTTTGCGAAGATTTTTCTCTGTTCTTCATCGGTCATGTTAACACCTCCTTTCTACGTTCATTATAATATCACAGAATCCTAAAAAATTCAATAAGAATCCTAAAAAATTAAATCACTGTATTGACAATACGAAAATATAGGATTATAATACAGGCATAAGTTAAAGAAAGGAGGAAAGCAAATGATAGAGACATATAAGATTCCGAGGATTTCTATAGCTGCGTGTAGAGTTAATGCGAGGCTGAAACAAAGGGAATTTGCCGAGAAAGTAGGCGTTTCCCCGGCAACTGTAACTAACTGGGAGTTAGGTAAAACAGAGCCAGACTTAAGTCAGTTAAGAATCATCAGCGAACTTTCTGGCATTCCTATGGACTTTATTTTTGTGGATAGAGAATCCTAAAATATAGGATTTAAAGCTACAAATAGTTTTATAATCAACAAGGAGGTGACAAAAATATTTCATAAGATTCACCTCCCTATGAGTTTCATAGGGACATTATAGCACAGAAAGGAGAAAAATGAAACAACCAAAAAAACCGGTTAGGTGGCAAAAGGAATGTATGACGTCGTACAACTTAAATTGCAAGGATTGGTCAGTTGTCAGCGAGTCGGAAAGTTATCTGAAAATTATCAACAAAAAAAGCGGAAAACTGAAATTTCTTGATAAGTACAGGAGAAAAAGCTATGCAGTATAGAGAATATCTTAGGCTGTTGAAAAGAGCCGAACGAATACAGGAAGTAGATGAAAGCCTTGGTGGTATCGCAGCTGCTATAGTACCAATCTTGATGGCTACATTGATGTGTGCAATGTATTTCGCGTTTGGCTACAGATAGGAAGTGAATAATATGAGGACATCCAAATTTGACAGAATAATTGAGGAATTGGAGTCGCTCGAAAGAGTGGATGAAAAATTCGAGTACAACAAATCGCAAGCCATCTCTTACTTGAAAAATTGTGCTGACAGGTTGGACGAGCTTGGAATAAAGACAGTTAAAACGAAAGGTGATTCTAATGGAAATACCTAATTATGATAACTGGAAAACTAGATTACCAGATGAACAGGAACCGTCTGATTATTGTGACATATGCGGAGAACCTGTTTATGAAGGAGAATACATAACAGACATATTGGGCGAAAAATGGTGCGACGAATGTCTGAATGAAAGGTTAAGGAGAATGCTATGAATTTAGAAGGAATTAACGTAACACTTCCTATTAAATTGCTTTTCAAAATCATGGAGAAAGCAAATGAGACAAATATTATAAGAAAGCAGATGAAAACATATCTGGATAATGAAAGTTTTCCAGATAGAGAAGTAGTTGCGCTGATCTGCGGAGTTGATGTGGAGGAGAAGAAATAATGCAGACAGGAATAGTAATGCCACAGAGTGAATACAGAGCGCATCCGGCAATCAGTAAATCAGACTTGTTCAAGATTACAAAGTCTCCACTTCATTTTAAATGGTCAATGGAGAACAGGGAAGACAAAACAGCAGCACTCATATTTGGAAGTGCGTGTCACAAGTATATTCTTGAGCGTGATGATTTTGACAGTGAATTTGCTGTTGCTTTGAATGTAGACAGGAGAACTAAATCCGGTAAAGAAGAATATGCTAAGTGGCTAGAAGAAAATGAGGGAAAAGACGTGGTTTCTTCTGATGACATGGAAAAAATCAAAGCCATGGCAGAAGTGATTGATTCCAACAAGTTTGCAAAAAGACTTTTTTCCGGTGAACATGAAAAGTCATTCTTTTGGACTGATGAACAGACGGAAGAAGAATGCAAGTGTAGACCAGATGACATTACCATTATTGGAGATCAGCACATCCTCGTTGATTATAAGACCACGGACAACGCAGAGACAGAAGCTTTCAGAGCGTCAGCCATCAAATATGGATATGATCTGCAAGCCGGAATGTACTGTGAGGGTTACAAAGCTAACACTGGGGAAGATGCGATATTCATTTTCGTGGCACAGGAAAAGAAACCGCCGTATGCGATTAATATTCTTCAAGCTGATGAATTCATGATGATTGAGGGAAAGAACTTGTTCCATGATTTGATGGAAATATACCACAACTGCAAAGTTACTGACAACTGGTATGGATACATGGGAGAAAGCGGGGACGTACAAAGTCTTGGGTTGCCAAAATGGTTACAGAAAGAATTTGAATAGGAGGATAAATAACTATGTCAAACAATGAATTGAAAGAGTATCAGGTAGGAACAACTGCAATGCCACTGGCTGATATGTCAAAAATAAATCAGGGAACCGTTGCTATTGAGTCAAGCAGAGCCATGGTAGAAGCACAGGGAAAGCTTCTGTTGGCGAAACAGTTTCCTAGAAACTACACACAGTCTTACACCAAAGCAATTGAAGCGTGTCAGCGAAAAGGATTTGCCGAAAGCGCATTCTATTCTTATCCAAGAGGAAAAGAGACTGTAACAGGAGTTACGATCAGATTTGCTGAGGAACTTGCTCGCTGCTACGGAAACATGGATTACGGTATTAAGGAACTTTCACACGAAGATGGACGTTCAGAGATGCAGGCTTACGCTTGGGATTTGGAAACGAACACTATTTCCAGCCAGAACTTTACTGTTGAGCATATCAGAGAAACGCGATACGGGAACAATAAGCTGACTTCTCAGCGTGATATCTATGAGAAGACCGCCAACGATGGTGCAAGAAGACTCAGAAGCCGTATTCTTGCGATTCTTCCACCTGACCTTATCGAAAACTGCATCAATGAGTGTAAGAAGACTCTCAGGGGAGAAGAGAGCTTACCACTTTCAGACAGAGTAAGAACACTGGTTGCGTACTTTTCGAAGAAAGGTGTAACACAGGAAATGATTGAGAAACGCCTTAACCACAAGGTTGAGACAATGACTTCTGATGAACTGGTTGAATATACAGGAATCTACAATGGACTGATTCACAAAGAAACAACAGTCTCAGATTGGTTCGAGCAGCCGAAGACAGCAAGTCAGATCTCAGAGTTAATGAAAGAGGAAGAAGAAAAAGAGAAAAAGGGTGATAAGTAAAATGGAATATCATGTAACTGTAAAAGGTTTTAAGAGTGGTTTGAACGAACTTTTATCCGGTAAAGTGTACGATCACAGGACGAAGAAGTACCGGAATATCATAAAAAACAGAAACGATGCCTTGTGCATGAAGTTTATCAACCTTAGCAATCTAAAAGGTAAAAGAATCGAAAAACCGATTATCATTCATTACCGGTTTTATGTAGAAAACAAGATGCATGATCGTATGAATACTGCATCAGCGTTCATAAAATCATTTGAAGATGCACTACAGAAGTGCAGAATTATCTGTAATGACGGGTATGACGACGTTCTTACTCCGACTTTATACTTCGAGGTTGACAGGCAAAACCCTAGGGTAGAGGTAACTGTAGAGGTGGTAGAAGATGAATAAATACGATGATTCATACATTGGAAAAAGATTCGGTCATCTTACTGTAGAAAGAGTATATAAAAAGAGTTTTCCGGCAACAGGGAAAACACAATCGATGTTTTTATGCAAATGCGATTGTGGAAGAATAAAAGAGGAAATCGCTTCTCTTGTTGCAAACGGATACATGGTAAGTTGCGGATGCAATTTGAAAGTAAAGAAAAAAAGGAATCCGCAAAAAGATTCAAGACCGGAATTATGTTGTCACCCAAACTGCTTTAATTGTCCTTATCCCGATTGCCAGTGGAACGGATTTCTTTCAAGCGACAAGAAATATGATATAAGAATGATATACATGAAAGGGGCGAGGGCTGTTGGCTAAAAAAAGAATGTTCAACATGAATGTTGTAGATTCTGATGCATTTCTCGATATGCCATTATCTACTCAATGCTTATATTTTCATCTGAACATGAGAGCGGACGACGATGGATTTGTTGGGAATCCAAAGAGAATTGTGAGGTTGATAGGATGCAGTGACGATGATTTGAAGCTTCTGATAGCGAAAAGGTTCGTTTTGTGTTTTGAAGATGGGGTGATCGTAATTAAACATTGGAGAATGCACAATTGCATTCAATCTGACAGGTATACACCAACGGTATATCAGGAAGAAAAAGATATGCTCATAACTAAGCCGAACAAGTCATATACGTTCGCAGAAAATAACATCAACCAAGAATGTATACAAAATGTTTCCACAGATATAGATAAAGGTAAAGATATAGACATAGATTTAGGAAAAAATAATAAATATATCGGAGAAACTGATTCAAAAATATCGGATGCACGTCGATGTTTGGACGCTTGGAATACACTATCACAGCACGGAATAAAACCCGTTTCCAGAATGTCTAGTAATTCCACTAGGTTTAAATGTTTGGTTGCCAGAATAAGCGAATACGGCGTTGACAATGTACTTAAAGCAATCGAAAAGGTTGCACAAAGTGATTTTTTACAAGGCAAAACAAATGCAAATGCTGGATGGTTCAATTTTGACTGGTTTGTTAAACCAAATAATTTCCCAAAGGTACTCGATGGAAATTACGATAACAAACCTAATACTTCCGGTGCAAGTATGAAAATTCCGAACGATAACACTCAGTCTGGACAGTTTGGACATATTGTAGAAGATTTGATTGGTGGTGGTCTTATTGAATAGCCTTGAAGTAAAAAAATTGTTTGCAGTTATGATGGCTACATATCCTAATTTTAAGCTTGTTGATGTAGATTTCGCTGCAAACACATGGGCGAACATCTTATCTGATTGCACATACGATCAAGCATCTTTGGCACTAAAAGCATACATTCGGTCGGATTCTTCTGGATTTGCACCTTCTCCGGGACAACTGATTGAAAAGATGCAAAATTTTGTTTCCGAAAAAGAATTAAATGAAATTGAAGCGTGGTCATTAGTAAACAGAGCCATAAAAAATAGCGGGTACAACTCTGTGGAAGAGTTTGAAAAACTTCCTGGAACAGTAAAAATGGCAGTCGGAAGTCCAGAACAGTTAAGGGCGTGGGCTTTGGACTGTAGCTACAACGAATCGGTTGTTTCTTCTCAATTTATGCGGACATACAGAATAGAGTCTGCAAGAAAAATTGAATTAAAAAAACTTCCATCATACATGAACGATATTATAAAGGCTGTTAATGAAAATGCTTGCTCCGGATTAATTGGAGAAAATAATAATAAATTATTGTCTGCAAAGATAAACAAATCCGACAACAGCGAACAAAAAAATGAGTTAACAGTTGATTATGAGGGTATGATTAAAGATTTGAAAGGAGAACTTCTTGATGACGAATAGTTCACTCGCTTTCCAGATGTTTCATAACGGAATTGGAGTATCTGAGATTGCGAAAAAAATAAATGTGTCTAAATCAACAGTATATAAATACATTGATTTGGAAATGGACAGGTTTAACGAGAGAGATATTCCTAATAGTGATCAGCCTAGAAAATACAACAAAAAAGATTTGGAATTTAGCGTCAGGTCTGGTGCAACGCTGGAACAGATGGCAAAAAAATATAACGTGTCAAAGAAAACAATAAAAAGATGGTTAAAAGATTGTGGAATTTGTTTTCAAGATAAATCGAAAACTAAAGGAATCAATTCTGATAGACATTTGTGCCGTACTTGTATGTACAGGATGACTCAGTCAGAACTAATAAATGCGGGTTTAAGGTGTGATTATATATGCGCAACAGGGCATTCAAGAGGATGTAGCGCAAGTGATTGCGATAAATACGTTTTGGGAAAAACCAAAAAGAGAAAAATCAAGGAGGGATAGCAATGAAATATAAGGTTGGCGATAAGGTAAGAGTCAGAAGCGACTTGGAA